TTATTGGGTCGCCCAGACGATCCGGTGCATCCAGGTGATCTCGGACAGGTCGAAGGCGTAGTCCGGATGCGCCGGGTTCAGGCTGCGCAGGTCGATGCGGCGGGCGGATTGGCGCTTCAGTTCCTTGGCCATCACCTCGCCCATCTGGGTCCGCACCACCACGCGGTCACCGCGGCGGAGCGGTGCGGCGGGTGAGACGATGACAATGTCGCCGTCGCGGAACACCGGCTCCATGCTCTCGCCGGAGATCTCCAGCGCATAGGCGTTGGGATCGCCGATTTCGGGGATGGAGATCTCATCCCAGCCGCCGCCCACCGGATAGCCGCCATCGTCGAAATAGCCCTCGCCGCCGGCCTGCGCCAGGCCGATCAGCGGGATGCGGCGGGCCGAAGGCTGCCGGCCGGAGCGCGAGAGCGCCGGCATGCCGGTGACCAGGGCGGCGAATTCGGCCATGCCGGTGCCGGTGGCGCTCAACACCTTGGCGAGGCTCTCGGTGGAGGGCCAGCGCGACCGGCCATCGGCACCGACGCGCTTCGACGGGTTGAAGGCGGTGGCGTCAAGCCCGGCCTTGCGCGCCAGGCCGGAGGCGGAGAGCCCATGCTCGGCGGCAAGCGCGTCCAGCGCGCGCCAGATGTCGTCATGGGTCACGGCCCGCTCCTGGGCTCGGGATGGCTTGGCATGCACTAGATCTGGGGGGTCGCTTCATGGGCATAACATCCTAGGTTCGGAGTCGCCAAGCAATAGGCGAATATTCCTCGCTGCCTCTTGCGCCGAAAACAACCTGTGGTTTACGTTCTCGAAATGTTCCACACCTGGCGCGAAGGACAGCCCCCGATGACCACCGCCGCCCGCCCCGGACACGCCCCCGTCCGCAACACCAGTAGCAAGATGCAGCCATTCCAGACTGTTGACGAAGCCTGGTTCTGGACCATGGCGGCGCTCATCGCCCGGCGCGACGGGGCCCGCATCGTCTCGGGCGCTGGCCTGGTCCAGCGCCCCTGCGAGCCGGACGATGTCATCAAATGCCTGGACCGGCTGTACCGCCAGCGGCGGATCGACCTGCAGCATGCCCGCATCCTGCGGATCTGGGGCGAACGGCAAACCACGCCCGACCCGCGCCACCTCGGCGAGAAGGGTGATTGGCGACTGTGGCGGGAGGCGATGACCCGGCTCGACTGGTCGCTACGGGTCAAGGGCATTGTCGCCGGCGTGCTGCCGGCCCATCAGCCGGCCGAGGTTATCGCCTTCCCTGGGGGCGGGGCGTGACCGTCCCCTTCCGGAGGCCTGCCCATCGCCGCGCCGCGGCCGAGGCGGAGCAGCGCGCCTATGTCGTATTCGGCGGCCAGGCGGATCTGCTCTGGCTGCGCCTGCTGCGCCCAGGCTTCCGTCACTGCTTCGCCGCGCTGGCGGATGCCGCCGGCTGGACCGTGCTGGACCCGCTCTCCGGCCGGCTGGTGGTGGCGCGACTCGATCTGCCGCCGGAGTCCGACCTGCCGGAATTCTATGCCCGGGCCGGCTTCACCGTGCTCGGGCCGTTCCTGCCGGGAGAGCCGCGCTGGTCGGCGCTGCCGCCACTGCTGCCGATGAGTTGCGTGGCACTCTGCCGCGCCGTGCTGGGGGCCGCGGCCCCTTTCGCGCTGACACCTTTCGGCCTGTATCGCGGCCTGCGTGCCCGTCCGAGAGGTCACAGCAGCAATAATCTCGGCTTTATAAGAAAAAAATCTTGATCTATCCGGGAACCTAGGATAAATCACCTCTGCCAACGGGCGATTTGCGCCCGTCGGCCTTCCTCCCGATCCCCTGCGACTTCTGCGGCCCCGGTCCCTCCCCCCTTGGAGGCGCCGGGGCCGCAGCCTTTTCAGGCCCGGATCGGGCGTGCACCGCAGACAGGAGAGGATGCGCATGGGTGGCCTGTTCCGCGCCCCGAAGCCGATGATCGTCCAACCGGCACCGACCACCACGACCGCCGCAACCTCGACGCCGGAGCAGGAGGCGAGCCAGGCGCGGACCGAAGCGCGTGCCCGGGCGAGCCGCGGCCTCGCGGGCACCATCGCCACCTCGCCGCGCGGTGTCCTGGACCCGCTGCCGGCCCTCCGCGCCGCCAGCCGCAAATCGCTGCTCGGGGAGTGACGCGCATGGATGCCGAAGCCATCCTCGCCGGCCATGGCCGCGCGCTCGACCGCCGCCGGCCGATCGAGCCTGTCTGGCAGGCGTGCTACGATCATGTGCTGCCGCCGGTCGGCGGGGCGGCGCTGTTCGACGCCACCGCTGCCGATGCCGCGGAACAGCTGGCCGCCTCGCTCCTCGCCGAGCTGACGCCGCCCTGGTCGCGCTGGTTCGGCCTGACACCGAGCCGCCCGTTCCAGGACACGCCCCGCGGCCATCAGGCAGCGCTGGCGCTGGAGGATGCGGCGGAGACGCTGCAGGGGCATTTCGACCGCTCCAATTTCGCCGTCGAGATGCACCAGGCCTTCCTCGACCTGGTGGTCGCCGGAACCGGGCTGCTGATGGTCGAGGAGGCGCCGCTCGGCGAGGCCTCCGCCTTCCGCTTCACCGCCGTGCCGCTGCGGACGGCGGTGCTGGAGGAAGGACCGGATGGCCGGCTTTCCACCGTCTATCGCCAGGCCCGGCTGACCGCCGCGGCACTGCGCCGCCGCTTCCCCGCGGCGGAGCTGCCAGCCGACCTGCTGCGCGCTGCCGCGGCGGATGACCCGGCGACCCATCCGGTGCTGGAGGTGGTGACACCCGATCGTGGCGGCACGCGCTATGTCGCGCTGCTCACCACCGATTCCTCCCGCCCGCTGACCCTCACCGAGGGCCGCTTCGCCGAGAGCCCCTGCATCGCCTTCCGCTGGCTGAAGGTGCCGGGCGAGCTCTACGGCCGCGGCCCGGTGATGAAGGCGCTGCCCGACATCCGCACGGCGAACAAGGTCGTCGAGCTGATCCTGAAGAACGCCTCCATCGCCGCCACCGGCATCTGGCAGGCCGAGGATGACGGCGTGCTGAACCCCGCCACCATCAAGCTGGTGCCGGGCGCGATCATCCCGAAGGCGCCGGGCAGCGCCGGCCTCACCCCGCTCGCCGCGCCCGGCAATTTCGATGTCTCGCAGCTGGTGCTGCAGGACCTCCGGGGGCGCATCCGCGGCGCGCTGCTCGCCGACCGGCTGGGCACGCCGCAGGATGCGCGGATGACCGCGACCGAGGTGCTGGAACGCAGCGCCCAGACCGCGCGGCTGCTCGGCGCCGCCTATGGCCGGCTGCAGGCGGAGCTGCTGACGCCGCTGGTCACCCGCTGCCTCGCCATCCTGCGCCGGCGCGGCGAGCTGCCGCCGCTGCTGGTCGCCGATGGGCGGGAGATCACGCTGCGCTACGAAAGCCCGCTTGCCCGCGTCCAGGGCCGCGCCGATGCCGCCAACACGCTGCTGTTCCTGCAGGCGGTCGGCCAGCTTGGCGGCGCGGCCGCCGCCCAGGTGGATTCCGTCGCGGCGACGCGATGGCTCGCCCGCACGCTCGGCGCCCCCGCCGAGGTGCTGGTGCCCAGCCCGACCGCCCAACCCCTGCCCAACCGGGAGTGACCCCGCATGCCCGAGGATCTGCTGCAGCCGCCGGCCCCTTCGCTGTCGCCAGAAGGCCACAGGCCCTTCCAGCGCCCCGCCGAGGTGCCGGAGAAATTCTGGGACGCCGAGACCGGCACGCTGCGCACCGATGCGCTGCTGAAATCCTACCGCGAGCTGGAGCGGCGCCTGTCGCAGCGCGCCGCCCCGCCCGCTGCCGATGCGGCGCCGGAGGAGCTGCTGCGCTTCCGCCAGGCCATGGGCATTCCGGAGGCGCCGGAGGGCTACAGCCTTACCGCGCCGCATGAACTGTGCTGCGCCGATCCGGCGGTGAACAGCCGGCTGCATGCGGCGCATTTCAGCAATGACCAGGCGCAGCTGGTCTACGACCTCGCCGCCGAGCGGCTGCTGCCGCTGATCGCCGAGGCCGCGGCGCAGTACGAAGCCGACCGCCAGCGCGAGAAGCTGGCCGAGCATTTCGGCGGCGAGGAGCGGTTCCGCCAGATCGCGGCGCAGCTTGCCGCCTGGGGCCGGGCGAAGCTGCCGGAGCCGGTCTATGCCGCGCTCTCCAGCACCGCCGAGGGCGTGCTCGCGCTTGAGCAGATGATGCGGAAGGGTGAGCCGGGCCTGGCCCGCGATGCGGTGCCGCAATCCGCCGAGACCGAGGGCGAGCTGCGGGCGATGATGCGCGACCCGCGCTACTGGCGGACCCGCGAGCCGGAGTTCATCCGCCGCGTCACCGAAGGCTTCCGCCGCCTGGCCGGAAGCTGAAGCCAACCGGCCGCCCGGCGGCCGGTTGCGACGACCCGGCGGGGCTTGAGCGCGTGGTCCCCCCCGCACGCGCTCGCCCCGCCGCATGGGCGCCCGCGGCCCTGCCGCGTGGCGCCCGGGGGGCGGGCTGGTGCCCGGCCTTCCGGCCGATGCCGCATCGCCCGCCCCCACCCCTTGCGGCCACGACCAACCCCGGATGGGGCCGTGGCCCCGCGTCGCCGTCGCGGTCCGCGCACCGCGGCCAACCGCGACGGCGCGCCGCCTGCAACCCGATCCTGAAAGGAAGGACGCATGTCCGCTTCCATCGACCAGGCTTTCATCAAGCAGTACGAAGCCGAAGTGCAGGAGGCCTACCAGCGCCAGGGCAGCAAGCTGCGCCCGACGGTGCGCAGCAAGACCGAGGTGCGCGGCGCCTCCACCGTCTTCCAGAAGGTCGGCAAGGGCACCGCGGCGGCCAAGGCGCGCAACGGCGTGGTGCCGGTGATGAACATCGACCACACCACTGTCGAGTGCCTGCTGCAGGACTACTACGCCGGCGACTGGGTCGACCGCATGGACGAGCTGAAGACCAACATCGACGAGCGTGCGGTGGCGGCGAATGCCGGAGCCTACGCGCTCGGCCGCAAGACCGACGAGCTGATCATCGCCGCCCTCGACAGCGCGACGAATGAGGCGACCGGCACCAACAGCGGCGAGACCGACAACGACGGGCTGACCCGCGCCAAGGTGCTGCTGGCCTTCCAGGCGCTCGGCGACGCCGATGTGCCGGATGACGGCAACCGCTTCGCGGTGGTCGGCTGGAAGCAGTGGAGCGAGCTGCTGGCCATCCAGGAATTCGCCAATGCCCAGTACATCGGCAACGACGAGCTGCCGTGGAAGGGCACCCAGGCGAAGCGCTGGCTCGGCGCGCTCTGGATCCCGCACAGCGGCCTGACCAGGAACGGCGCGCTGCGCTACTGCTACTTCTATCACAGGACGGCCATCGGCCATGCCGCGGCGGCGGAGATCACCACCGACGTGACCTGGCACGGCGACCGTGCCGCGCATTTCGTCAACACCATGATGAGCCAGGGCGCCGTGCTGGTGGACAACGCCGGCGTCGTGCGGATGCGCGCGAAGGAATAGTCCACGGATACGCGCAAAGGCCCGGCGCCGCACTGACGCGCGCCGCCGCCGCGCGTGCGCCGGCACCCCCGCCCGCCGGGTGGGGGTGCGCCTGTTTCCCTTCCCAGTCCGGAGCCCCCCATGGCCCTCTCCGCCCTCGCGCTCTGCTCGCGCGCGTTGCTGAAGATCGGCGCCCAGCCGATTGCCTCGCTCGACGAAGGCACCGCCGAGGCCGAGGTCGCGGCCAACCTCTATCCGGCGATGCGCGACGCGCTGCTCTCGCTGCATCCCTGGAGCTTCGCCACGGCGCAGGCCAGCCTGCCGCGCCTCTCGGCCCGACCGGCGGCGGATTTCGACCACGCCTTCCAGCTGCCGGCGGATTTCCTCCGCGCCCTGTCGGCCGGCAGCCCGGGCGCCGGGCGCGGCCTGGTCTACCGCATCCTTGAGGACCGGCTGCACTGCAGCGCGGCGCAGGTCACGCTCTCCTACATCTTCCGTCCGGCCGAGAGCGCCTTTCCGCCGTTCTTCGCAGCGGCGCTGGCGACGCGCCTCGCCGCCGAGTTCTGCATCCCGCTGACCGAGAACACGTCCCGCACCCAGCTGCTGTTCGCCCAGGCCGAGAACGACCTGCGCGCCGCGCGTCTGGCCGACAGCCAGCAGGCCACCCCGCGGGCAATCGAGGATTTCCCGCTGCTGAGCGCGAGAGGCTGAGCATGGCCCAGTCCCGCACCCTCAAGACCAGCTTCACTGCCGGCGAGGTGGCGCCGGAGCTGCTCGGCCGCCCGGATCTGCGGGCCTGGGCCAATGGCGCCCGGATGCTGCGCAACGTCTTCATCCAGCCGACCGGCGGCGTCACCCGCCGCCCCGGGCTGCGCCATGTCGCCCTGCTGCCCGGCGCCGCACGGCTGATCGCCTTCGAATTCAACACCGAGCAGACCTACCTGCTGGTGCTGACCGCGGGGCAGCTGCAGGTCTTCGTCGGCGATGCGCAGGTGGCGCAGGTCGCTGGCGCCTGGACGGCGGCGATGCTGCCGCAGCTCGCCTTCACCCAGAGCGCCGACACGCTGCTGATCTGCCATCCGGAAATGGTGCCGCAGCGGATCACCCGCACCAGCCACACGAGTTGGAGCATCGCGCCCTGGGCCTTCTTCTACGAGCCCTTCCACCGTTTCGCCGATGGCGCCGTCACGCTGACGCCCTCCGCCACCGCCGGGAGCATCGGCCTGACAGCCTCGACCGCCGCATTCCAGCCCGGCCATGTCGGCACCCGCTTCCGCATCGGCGGCAAGCGGCTGCGCCTCACCGCCGTCGCCTCCGCCACCCAGGCGAGTGCGACGGTGGAAGAAGCGCTGGCGGGGACCGCCGCGACGGCGGATTGGGACGAGGCCGCCTTCTCCCCGGTGCGCGGCTGGCCGGTCTGCCTCTGCTTCCACCAGGACCGGCTGGTCATCGGCGGCTCACGCGATCTGCCGAACCGGCTGTGGCTGTCGCAATCAGGCGACCTGTTCAACTTCGATACCGGCACCGGCCTGGACGACCAGGGAATCGCATTTGGCCTGGTCTCCGACCAGGTGAATGCGATCCGCGCCGTCTTCTCCGGCCTGCATCTGCAGGTCTTCACCTCCGGCGCGGAGTGGATGGTGAGCGGCGCGCCGCTGACCCCGGCCAGCATCCAGCTGAATCGCCAGACAAGGGTCGGCTCGCCGGTCGCGCGCATGCTGCCGCCGGTGGATGTCGATGGCGCGACCATCTTCGTCTCGCGCAGCGGCAGGGGCGTCTTCGAATTCGCCTACACCGATCTGCAGCAGCTCTACCAGGCGAATGACCTGGCGCTGGCGGCGCAGCACCTGGTCCGCGACCCGGTAGCGCTCTGCTACGACCAGACAAGGCGGCTGCTGCATGTCGCCATGGCCGATGGCGCGCTGGCGACGCTGACGCTCTACCGCGCCGAGCAGGTCACCGCCTGGACGCGACAGGAAACCGATGGCGCCTTCCGCGCTCTCGCCGAGATCGAGGGTGCGGTCTGGGCTGTGGTGGAACGCGGCGGCACGCCGCGGCTGGAGCGCTTCGACGACGCGGTGGCGCTGGATGCCGCACTGACCGGCAGCGCCACCACGCCGCGGGCGCTTTGGTCCGGCCTCGACCATCTGGATGGCCGCAGCATCGGCCTCGTGGCCGATGGCGCGCCCCGCGCGGGTGCGATCGTCGCCGGCGGCGCCGTGGCGCTCGACCCGCCGGCGCTGACCCTGCAGGCCGGCCTCGGCTTCCGTCATGTGATCGAGCCGCTGCCGCCGGATCTCGCCTCGGCCGTCGGCACCCGCGCCGCGCCGCTGCGGCTCGTCTCGGTCACCTTCCGGCTGCTGGAGACGGCGGCGCTGTCGGTCGACCTCGGCCGCGGCAGCGCGCCGGTCGCCTTCCGCCGGCTCGGCACGCCGCTGCTCGACGCGGCGCCGCAGCGCTTCACCGGCGATGTCCGGCTGCGCGCCATCGGCTGGCAGCGCGATGCGATGAAGCCGCTCTGGCGCATCGCGGACGATACGCCGCTGCCCATGACCCTGCTTTCCGTCACCACTGAGACGAGGATCACCGACTGATGGCCGCACTCGCCTCGCTCGCCACCCTGGTCGGGACGGGCGCCTCCGTCTACGGCACCGTCCGCCAGGTCCAGGCGCAGCACTCCGCAAGCCGCGCCCAGGCGCAGGTCAGCCAGGCGCAGGAGGCGGCGCGGCAGGACGCGCTGCGGGTGCAGCAGGAGGAGCAGATGCGGCAGCGGCAGCAGGCCCTGGCGCGCACCCTGGCCGCCACCCGCGCCCGCCTCGCCGCCGGCGGGTTGCAACCGGACGATGGTTCAGGCGCCGCGGTCACCTCGGGCCTGCGCCAGGATGCCGCAGCGGCCCAGGGCGCCGATGATGCGGCCTACCGGGCCCGGCTGGCGCAGGGCCGCAGCAGCCTGCTGAGCCCCGACGGCACCGTCACCACCCTGCTGCAAAGCGGCCGCACCTTCGGCCTCGCCGCCCGCAGCCTGCTGGATTGACCGCGCGCCGCCGCATGAATTCACCGCGCACCGTCGCGCGATTTCACCGCGCGCTGCTGCGCGACACGCATCGGAGCCCCTCATGGACGAGCACATCAGGATCGGCGACGTCGCGCCGCGCGTGCAGTACCTGGCCGACGGCGTCCAGATCAGCTTCACCTATCCCTTCCCGATCTTCACCGAGACCGACCTTGAGGTCCGGCTGGACGGGCTGCTCCAGGCCTCCGGCTATCTTGTCTCCGGCGCCGGCCAGAGCAGCGGCGGCAGCGTCGAATTCCTGCAGCCGCCGGCCAGCGGCATCCGGGTGACGCTGCGCCGCAACCTGGTGGTCGCCCGCACCACCGACTTCCAGGAAAACGGCATCCTCCGCGCTCGCACCTTGAACGACGAGCTGGACTACCAGGTCGCCGCGCTGCAGGAGGTGAAGGAGGAGATCGGCAGCGCGCTGCGTCTCGACCCCTCGGAGCTCGGCGGCTCGACCACCCTGCCGCTGCGCGGCGCCCGCACCAACAAGCTGCTGGGCTTCGACAGTATCGGCGACATCACCGTCTTTGATCGCGGCGAGGGCACGATCAGCCTGCCCTTTCCCGGCGCGGTGCCGCGCACGGTCGAGGACAAGATGGCGGAACGTCTCTCGGCGCGGGACTTCGGTGCCACCGGCGACGGCGTGACGGACGACACCACGGCCTTGCAGACGGCGATGAACGCCGCCGCCGCCAGCGGCAAGCACCTCGAGATCGGCGAGGGCAGCTTCCGCACCACCCTGCCGCTGGTGCTGCCGGGCGCCGCGGCCGGGCTGACGATGCGCGGCGCCATCCTCTACGCCGGCGCCGGCGGCGTCGCGGCGCTGACCCTTGGCGACGGCGGCACCACCCGCAATGCGGTGAAGCTGTACCAGGGCCTTCGGGTGTTGCGCGCCACCCTCTCCGACTGGCTGGACGAGTCCGACATCGGCATCGTCATCCGCAACCAGGATTCCTCGCTGGTCGAGCTGCGGCAGGTGGAAGGCTTCACCATCGGGCTGCGGACGCTGGGCGATGGCCGTGGCTTCGAGGATTCGACCGTCATCCTCGGCCGCATCGTCAACAACGCCATCGGCCTCGACATCCACACCGCCACCGCCACCGGCTGGAACACCTCGGTCCGCTATCATGGCGGTCATTTCGCCGCAGGCAGCACGGTGAACACCGACAAGGATCGCTACGGCATCCGCCTCTCCGCCGCGCCCGGCGCCTATGTCGCGCACAACCGGCATGTCTTCTACGGCCCGGCCTTCGAGCTCCAGGCCCGCAACCGGCCGATCAGCGGCATTCCCTTCCTGAGCGAGGTCAGCAGCCGCTCGATCATCGTCAGTGCGATGCGCATGGAAGGATGCTCGGACTACGTTGCCCGGCATACCGGCGCAGCGCAGGACCATGTCTATGAGGTGGCCTGGGCAAGCCAGGGCTATGCCGTCGGCATCGACTACACCGGCACGGCGACCCGCGTCGGCTCGGTGGTGCGGGCGCTGCACCAGGCCGCCGGCCATCGCGCAGCGACCCGCGAGATCGTCGCGGTGCCCAACCTGCGCGCCGCCGCCTTCCATTGGAGCAAGACCGAAATCGGCTTCGACCGGCTGGCCTGCCTGTCCACCAATGTCTCCGGCACGCCGACGCATCTGGCGCATTTCGCCTTCCCGGCGCTTGAGGATTACACCTTGACCGACCGTGGCCTGCTGCTCACCGGCGGCCGCGGCATCGGCTTCGTCGTGGATGCCCGGGTCTGCAAGGAATTCGCGCTGGCGGTCGACGCCGACGACCCGCGCCTCGTCGTCCAATGCTTCGACGCGTCGATGAACCTGCTGACCAATGCGGGCGGCGAGCTGGTGCGGGCCTCCGGCATGTCGATGCAATGGTCGGCGGCGCCGCGCTGGTGGCAGGGCTCGGCCGATCTGAAGGATGCCGACCTGACCCGGCTGCAGGTGGTGCGGCTGGCCGATGCGGTGGCCTATGCCATCATCGGCGTCGCCCGCATCGGCACCGACTATGAAGTGCGTGCGCTGCGCCTCGCCTGCGATCCGGCGCATGCGCCGGCCGCGCTCTGGGGCCTGCCCGACCTGCCCTTCGGCCGGCGGGAGCTGAGCGCCGAAGTGGCCTGGGATGCGCCCTCGGTCGCGGCCGGCGCCTCGGCCCAGGTCAATGTGCCGCTGGTCGGCGCGAGGCCCGGGGATTTCGCCGCGGCGAGCTTCAGCCTCGCCACCTCCGGCATGGTGTTCCTGGCGCAGGTCGCCGCGGCGGATATCGTCTCCGTCACCGCCTGGAACCGCAGCACCCAGCCCATCGACCTGAACCCCGGCATCGTCCGGGCAAGGGTGGTGAAGTCTTGAAGCGCCGGCGAGGCTCCGCGGTCGCCCACGGGCTCGCCGCGGCGGTCGGTCAGGTGCTGGCGGAATACCGGGGCTTCCTGCGCCAGGCCGATGCGACGGCCGCGCCGGAGGAGGCGAAGGAATTCGGCGCACGCCACGCCGCCGCCAGATCCGCGCTCGCGCATCTCGAACAGCTGCTCAAGCTGACTGGCGAGAAACCGGAGGAGGACACCGGCCGAAACGGCCAGGCGCTGCTGCTCGACACCCGCCGGGTCATCCCCGCGGCATCGCCGATCGAAGCAAAGGAGGCCACGGAGGGCGATGGACCTTCACCCTGACCTCATCGAATTCGTCTGGATCTGGAACACCCAGCAGAACCAGGGCACGCCAGCCCCGCACCGCCGCATCGCCCGCTGGCTTCAGGCGCGCTGGGACGGCGGCGACCGGCGGCTGCTGCTGATGGCCTTCCGCGGCTGCGGCAAATCGACCCTGGTCGGGCTGTTCTGCGCCTGGCGGCTGCTGCGGGCGCCGGATACCCGGATTCTGGTGCTGGCGGCCGACCAGGCCCTGGCCACCAAGATGGTCGCCCAGGTCCGCCGCATCCTGGAACGGCATCCGCTGTGCCAGCAGCTTCTGCCGGATGCCGCCGAAGCCTGGGCGATGGACCGCTTCACCGTCGCCCGCGACGCCGTGCTGCGCGACCCGTCGATGCTGGCGCAGGGGCTCGGCGGCAACATCACCGGCACCCGCGCCGACATCATCATCTGCGACGATGTCGAGGTCGCCGGCAACTGCGACACGCCCGGCAAGCGGGAGGAGCTGCGGGCAAGGCTGGCCGAGATCGAATTCGTGCTGGTGCCGGGCGGCACCATCCTGTTCGTCGGCACGCCGCATTGCACCGAGACGCTCTACCTCCACCCGTCGCGCGGCGAGGCCTTCCTCGGCGGCTACCACCGCCTGACCGTGCCGCTGCTGGATGCCGGCGGCAACAGCGCCTGGCCGGAGCGCTTCGACGGCGCGATGATCGAGGCGCTGCGCAGCCGCGTCGGCCCGCTGCGCTTCGCCCGGCAGATGCTGCTGCAGGCGGTGGCGGAGGAAGCGCTGCGGCTCGATCCGGCGCTGATCATCCGCTACGCCGAGGAGCCGGCGTTCCGCGAGGCCAGCGGCAGGGCGCAGCTTTCGCTGCTCGGCCGGCGGCTGGTCTCGGGCGGCGGCTTCTGGGACCCGGCCTTCGGCCGGCCGCCCGGCAAGGGTGCCGGCGGGGATGGCTCGGTGCTCGCCGCCACCTATGCGGATGGCGAGGGCAACCACTACCTGCACCGCATCGCCTGGCTGACCCATGAACCGGACGGCCAGGTGGATCCCGCGACCCAGCAATGCCGCAGCGTGGCGGCACTGGCGCGGGAGCTGCTGCTGCCGGTGGTGCGGGTCGAGACCAACGGCCTTGGCCGCTTCCTGCCGGCGCTGCTGCGGCGGGAGCTGGCGCGGGCCGGGGCGTCCTGCAGCGTCATCGAGCACGCCAGCCGCCGGGGCAAGGCCGAGCGCATTCTCTCGGCGCTGGAACCGGCGCTGGCGGCCCGCCGGCTGCATGCGCACGAGGCGGTCTTCCGCACGCCCTTCCCGGCGGAGATGGCCGGCTGGCGGCCCGATGCGCCGGGCAGCCGCGACGATGCGCTGGACGCGCTGGCCGGCTGCCTGCTGGCCGAGCCGGTACGGCTGCCCGTGGCGGTCCCGACCGCGCGCGGGCCGTCCTGGCGCGGGGTGGGCTGATCGGCTCAGCCGGTGCGCCGCAGGATCTCGCTGGCATGGCGGGCGGTGCCCTCGGCGGTCGCCAGAAAGCGGCCGTCGGGGCGCTGCGCCGCCAGCCCCATGCCCTGCAGCCGGAGCAGGCAGGGTCCGTCCTTGAGCCCCTCCGGCCGTCCCACCGCGCCGACCAGCATCAGCCGGTGCAGCGCGGCCCGGCAGCAGGTCTCGAGATAGGGCTCATTCCATCCATCCACGGACATCGTCCCCCGTCCTGCTTCGCCTGATTCACGCCCGGCACGTCTGGCGCGCGGCCAGGAGGGTGGGCCGGTGCACCTACCCCTTCAAGGAGGCAGCGAGGAGCCCCATGCAGATTGAAGCGACCTGGTGGATCAGCGCGGTGGAAGCTCCCATCGTCGCCGCGCTGTTCTACATGCTCCATGGCCTGCGGCGCGACATGCAGGAGCGCATCGACCGCAGCGACCAGCGTGAGAATGAGGTGGTCGGCCGCGCCCGCGACGAACTGGCCGAGTTCAAGCTGGAGGTGGCGCGCAGCTACGTGCCGCTCTCCCTGATTCGCGACGTGGATCGCCGCCTGTCGCAGCAGCTGCTGCGCATCGAGGAGAAGATCGAGGAGGTGAAGCGGCTCGGCGCGCCCCCCTTGCGGGTGCGCGACCGGACCCATGCCGATGGGGACGCGCCGTGA